TCCATTCTTCTTTCTTTGGTCTTTTTGATGTTTTAAAATCAACGACCGCAAGTTCTCCATCCCATTCAGCAATACAGTCAACTTGACCTGCTGTTTGGAGTTCGTTTGAATATAAGAAACACTCCTGGTACCAAATATTATTTATTCGTTCGTCAAGAATAGGTTTCATTGTATTAAACATATGAAGATTCGCAGGCATATGTTTCTTGCCATAATCTGGATCGTTGTCCAAATAATCTTCGCATAGTTTATGAACGGCTGTACCACGTCGAGCAGCTTGAGTTGAAATACGGTTTGCTTCTTCGTGTCCAACACGATCACGCCATTTTTGAATATCCTCTTTACCGAGAATACCTAATACAGTTGTGACTGATGGATAGCCTGCACCTGATGGAGTTTGGTATATACGTTTACCATCCACCGATGCTCTTGTGAGTTTTTCGAGGACAGGAGCCTCTGAGTTGTGTTCAAATAATTTCATAATATAATCCTTAAGTTGAAAGGGAACCCGAAGGTTCCCCTCCGAAGTTTAGGCTACGAGTTGTGGCCTGATTTCTGTTCTCTCCTTTGCTATAATGTATTCTTTTACTAATCCACTTCTAACAATGTCTTCAATTCCAAATTGAACTACTTTGAAAGAATGATCCATTCTATTGAGGACTTTGAGAAAATCTCTCAGACCTGATGTATCGTGTTTGTGTCTAGTTCCAGCAAGATCATCTTGAGCAGTATCACCGCAGAATATGATTCTCGACGAATCTCCAACTCGAGTAATAATACTATCGAGTTCGTGATAAGTCATACTTTGACATTCATCTACAATAATAATAGAGTTATCAAATGTTAAGCCTCTAACGAATGACGATGTCATAAATTTGACTGAGCATTTTTGTTTGAGTATTTCCCAAGCATCTCCTCTGCCAAATAAATTGTTTACTATGTCAGCGTATGGTACAGCATAGACGGCTTCTTTTTGAGCCTGAGTGCCTGGCATAAAACCTTGCTCTCTTGTCTGTACTGCGGAACGAACAATTATAACTTGGTCATATCTATCATCATTTAAAATATCACATAATCCAAGATACAATCCGCACATTGTTTTACCTGTGCCTGCCGTTCCAATTGCGGCAATATTATAACCAGCTGAATAGTGGTCGAACATATCCTCTTGAGTTGGAGTCAATGGTGAAATATGATTCATTGAGAATTTTGAATCCAAAGTCCTCTTTTGTTTCCCTACCATCTTCTTCTTCTCTTTAGGTGATAAACGACGCTGTCTTGACATAAAACCTCCTTTGCATTAACTACAAGGAAGCAATTGAAATTACTTCCAATCGTTAATTTTGTTTCCAGTGTATGATTTATTTTGTTTCATTGATGTAAGTATATCACGAAAACCTTGGTCTGGTTTCATCCGTCCAAGGCGCGCAGACTCAATCACGGGTTGTCCGCTAAGAATGATAGATTTTAAATGTGGGTTGTCTTTTTTGAACTGGTCTATAGCAGACATCGACATGAATTTCTCGAATTGCTCACCAGTGTTTTTGTCTTCAAAGGTATATGTAGGCATTAGCTTCCAATCTTATATTCCATAATAGTATTTATACGATTGATTCGTAGATTTCTTTCCAATTCTTAACTTTTACCAAATTATTATTTTCATAATCTTTGTTAAAGTCATGTTCAATCAGAATAGATCTAAGTCCCATATTCAGACCGCATTCAGCATTGAGAGGTTTATCTTCAACCCAAATACATCCGCTATCTTTATAGGGCAATAAACCGTCGTCTTTATCAGCTCCACAGTCCAAGCATACTAATCTCTCAAATACATCTTTACCAAACAATCTTTCGAGATTTTGTTCTCTTAGTTTGCCGGCATAGTAATCAGTACTGAGACTAGTAATACAATGAAAAACATAACCTTCACTATGGAGTTTCTTGACATATTTAATAGCATCCCTTAGACCAGGAAGGAATCCAATCCTTGCTGATTCGTTGAATTGTCTTACAAGCCTTCTTGACTCGTCTTTCGTAATACCGAATGTTTCGGCAACATCGTAAACGCCTTCAGTAATTACCGTATAGCCGTTTTCGTTCATAAACTTATAGAATGCGTATTTCCAATCAAGTAATACACCGTCACAATCTACAAGGATCAATTTATCTGCTCTATGATCCATTTCTTTCTCCATTATTAATTTATATAGATATTATAACAAAGAAAAGGCTCAATGTCAATAGTTTTTATGATAAAAATGTTCTTTTTTCAGATAACTTTTGCTTGCGTATTTCGGATCGAGATGCTTTCTTTTGTCTTTCGCGTTTACGATCTTCTTGCTTGATACTTTTCCATTCGTCGGAAGAGGCGGTTTGTCTGGTCCGCTTAGCCATGGTGTCCTACCTTATAATCTATTTAAAGCCGAGGGTTGGGAGTGGTGTTTCAAATAATCCAGGAAATGCTGCTTCAACTGTCTTTCTTGTTAAACCTTTAATTGGCGTATGAGAGATCACATTATCAGCTAACATTGCAGCGTCAGCAATATATAGATCTTCTAACAATTGAATGAACAAAGCTTCCCTTCTTATTTGATTGAGGTTGTCGTATCCACCACCTTTAAAGAAAATTCTCAAACGTCTTGATTCTCTATACAACATAGTATGAAGATCAATCAGATCGTTTTCCTTAAATGGTGGTCTACTATCAGGAACCAAAAATTCAATACTTTCATCATATATTAAACGAAGTACTGCTCTTAGTGGTATAACGTCGAATTGTTGTAGATGCTCGACTTTACCCTTAACACCTTTGATTTTACCAGCTGCATTTAGAATGTCAGCAATTGATTCTTTTAACATATTAAAAATCCTGTAGGTCGCCGATTAGATTTTTCAGCTTTTTCTTTACGAAGTAGTTGAACAGATGTCCTCTGCCAACCTCTTCTTGGTTATTATAAGCCTCAAGGATATTATCTTTATATTCCTGAGGAATCATTGTAAGGTCAATCATTTGTTTATTACGATTAAACCTTAGTTTAGTTTCTTCATCCATTTCTTCTGGCGTTTTACTAAACAGTTCAATTCTTTTCTTAGTCATCGGCTTTTGTCTATCGCCTACAGCAAGACAATTGTCAGCTGATAGAATATTTGGAACACCATCACCAGTATCACCACGAAGAACGTGTTCTGTTATATACTGTTGAGGATTTGCATGTCTTACCCATTTCTTTAGAACAGGATTGTATTGGTCAACGTTTGCGAATCTTTGTAATTGAATGAAGTCTTTGTCACCAGAGAGAACAAGAATCTTTTCGGATCCATTATTCAATTCAGTACCATGTTCCATACACAAAGTTGCGATAATGTCATCAGCTTCACAACGATCAACATATACTACCTTGTAAGGAAAGAACTCTTCAATCTCTCTACGTATTTGATGAATGACATCAAACAGAGCATTCCAATCTAAGTCTGATTGGTCACGATTCTTTTTACGATTTGCTTTATAATATGGAAAGTAATCTTTTCTCCATACATTTGTGTTATCAGCACATATTACAATTTCGCCGTATTCCTTGGAAAACTTTTTACGATTAAATCGAATTGAATTGAGAAACATGTGTCTAAGGAGATTTTCATCTACTTCCATGTTAGTGTGATTGCCAATACCTGCGAAAAGACTCGCAAGCATAACTTGGTTATAGTCAACTAATATCATAATTTATCCATTATTTAAATTTACAGATACTATTATATCAAAGATCTTCGTCAATGTCAATGGTTTCTTCAAAATTCTTTCTGAGACCACCGGCCACTTGAGACTCATCACTATCGAGAATCGCAACGTTTTGTTTGGCAAATGGCTGAAGTTGATGTTCTTCTCCCATTGTTTGTAGATGTAACGAACGAATAGATTCAAAGATTAAAATCATACTTGGAAAATATGTTTCAAAGTCTTCATCAAAATCGCAGCCTGCTCTTGCCATTTCACCTAATACATTTTCCCAAATAATTTCAGCAAGTTCTGTTGAATATGATTCTTTATATTCTCGTATCTTTTCGGCTACACTGACTTCGTCAATTGGTGGATTAGAATGTATTGAAGGAAAGTATATTAAGTTATCCCTGTTCTTGGTAGACATCTCCGATGTTCCTTAGTAAAGTATTCCACATTGTGGCAAAACTGGCAACTGAATTCCTTGCCAGGTTAAATCTATCAGAGAAAGTAAATCCGTGGAAATAATTAGGATCTTGCTTCATCTGAGTTAGAATTTGTTTCGTTACCGAAAATGCGTAATTTGCATGATGATTCATATCTTCATTCCAATCATACATAATTGTTGCATTGGCAGCGGTCTCTGGTAAAGCACCGTAGTTCGGATGAATACAAATCATTTGCGATTTGATTGCCTCAAGTAATGCAATACAGGATGTCTCTTTCCATATATTAGGATATAGGAAAATATGAGACTTGTCTAAAGCTTGTAATACTTCTTCATTAGATTTAACTCCATGATAAGTCATATTAGGATGTTCTTCAATTTGTGCAAAGAGTGGCTTGTAAGCTTCGTTACGTTCTTCCCAACCATAAATTTCAAATCCTGAATAAACATCAAGATGAATATTATCAAACTCTTTTGCCAATGAAACAAAAATAGGAACAAGTAATTCTAAACCACGATGTGGTGTTGTATGATATACGAAACGAATTGTTTCCATATCCTTTTCTTTAGGATCATACTTGACTTCAACTGCGTTATGAATAACAGAACATATACCATAAGGAATACCAAATCTCATAATGTATTGATCTCTTTGCCATGCTGTCACAAAAACAAAGTGATTAAATTTTTGCCATCCACCATCTTTTAATATCTGATTCTCAGGATCTTCTGATAAATCATGGCACCATAAGATATTTGGTACATCGTCATATAGATCTCTTGGTCTTGATAAATGTACTGCAACTTTTTCCAATACATCTTTACCAACATTATCTATTAAACGTTGTCTCATCATTTCAGTTCCGCCTTTGCTGTTAGCGGATAGTTCTGATTCGATTACTTCACCTTTATATATAACACTCATTTTAGTCTCTCCAATAAATTTCATTGTGTATACGGTCCAATGCATCGTGTAAACTATGCAAGGCTCCATTATTATGTATACGATATGTTCTAATGTCCATTTCTTCTTTAAGAACATATGCTTTATCAACCGGAGTTGCATGTCCGATTGTTGTTTCACTAATTACATTACCATTGAAATACTTTCTGCTATCAGAAGAATAATCATGGCCTTCTCTTGTTAATTGAACGATGACAATATTTTCTGCTCCAACCTTTTCTATAATAGGTTCTAACTCTTCGACAAAACCACCGTCTGCCAATGCATAATTTTTGTCTTCTTCGATTTCTTCAGCAACTGACTTGCCAAAATAATCTAAACCTTTCTTTGGTTTAATAATATCTTCAGAAACATGGATCATTGCTTCACGTCTTGACATACCTTGTAAAGCAAACTCTTTCTTTTCTTTTTGTTCTCTATCGTTATAGCCTTCCATGAACCATCTTTCATCAACGTCAAAGTGTTTGATTGTTTCTTTAAATAATTGATACTTAAAGGACAGATTACCAAATCCATACTTTTCTTTATATAAACTAGCTGCTTCATCTTTTCCTGAAGCTGGAGGTCCGTTAAATATTACTATCATCTTTCTTCTCTGTAAGTTGAGTAAAACCATATTTACAGATATAGTAGGCATCTACGATATCAGTAATAGGATTCCACGATTTTGTTATTATACCACATTTTTCGCGAATGTCAAT